CTCTTGAGCTGTCCTATGATGAAGGGTTTAGAGGAACTGGTAGTGCGAAATCCAGGTCGTGTACTCTCTTCGTCACTTATGTTCGCTGTCTTGACTTGGTGGTACAGGTTGATGTATTGCATTTCCCTGAGTCGGTTGATAGTTGCAATACCTATGCTGTTACTCTCAGGGGCGATTAATGCATTGTTGTAGTACCGTCCTAGGTAGAATAGAATGTCTCCGAAGTGGGATGGATCTACCCGGTTGCTCCTGTAGAGAGCACAAATTTTATTATCCGGGTTAAGTACAATTGCCGTACTATAATCTAGGCCTACCCCTAGGCTGATATCTGCACCAATTACGAACTTATCTTCCGCACGAGGATAGATCCATTGATGTAGTGAACCCTCACGGAGTTGTTCAAACATCCCTGTCCGTTCATCATACTCTCGTACACTCTCGATTGGTTGAGGTATGAGTGCTTGTATACGAGATTGGTTGAAGACAGAGTTGCCTGATACTACAAATGCTTCCTCTGCAGTTGCAGGATACTCTTGTTGGAACTTGAGTTCACCCGATTCAGCAATCTTGAGACGACGCCAATAGAGTTGGTCATTATCCAATTCATGCGTCTCTTGAAGTTTCTCCTCCTCGAGAGTTGGTTCAAATTCCTGTGGCGCAGTTCTTCTGTACTCAGATGTAAGATACCAGGGTATAAACAACGGGATATACTCATTTTCACCTCTCTCTGCCCCCTTGTAGAGACGATAAAATTCCCCACTCGCTCCATTGGCAGTGGATTCTAGGATCACTTCAGTACCCTCTGCTTGGCTGATGCCCTGAAAGAGTCCTGCTAGGATTTCTTGGTCGAATTGCCAGAATGCAATCTCCGAGAGATGAGCAATGGTCGGGGTAGTGCCTCGTCCTGCCTCCTTCGCACCTGCCGTGTAGAGCCTGTATCCTGCATTATTGTGCTCGAATAGAATCTCTTTGGCATTAGATCGCTTGAATTCCGGTCTGTAATCCGTGTTCATATTCGAAATGATATTACGAGACATAGTGAAGAGCGCATCGGAGGTGGCAGCATCATGGGCCATCACTACGGATTTCGAGTTATCTGTGAAATAGGTCTTCCAGAACACCCTTCCCGCGCAGTAGGTACTGATACCCTGTTGACGGGCCTTGAGGATAATTGCGCGTACCCTTCCGGTCTCTTGTCTTTGTTTTTCTAGGGAATTATTAATTTGCTGTTGGGCTTCGTTGAACTCGAAAGAAATGAACCCCCTTGTTGGATCCTTGGGAAGGATTTTGATTTGTTCGGTAGCAAACTTCTCGAAATTCTCTTTATAATCAAGGAGTTTTTCCCTTCGTTTCTTCTCTTGGAGAAGTTTAAGCTTCATTTGTTTATTCATTTTGTCCTCAATGAATTAGTTTTTCCTTTAAGGGTCAATACTTTTCTTTGTGTGTCAAAATTTGAATCTTTTTGTTTGTTCCTTTTGCTTCCTTTGCCCGTCCCCCCTTTTCTTTCTCGGTCTTCCTGTCCGCCTTCGGCGGCCTCTTGGTGGCCTGTTGTGGGTCTTCGTTGGTCGTCGGCGTGGTGTCGGCGGCTGTGTTCGCCTCTGTGGCGTGTTCTCTTGTTGTTGGGGGTTGCTGTGGCTTCTTCTTCTTCTTCGGCTGTTGTGGTCGCTTCTTCGTCTTCTGCCGTTCCTTCGGCTGTTCCGTCTTCGTTCGCCCTGCCTTCTGGGTCGGTGCCTTCGTCGTCGTTTGTGCCTCTGTTCTCGTCGCCTGTTGTGGTGGTCGGGTTCTCGTGGCGTCCGGGTCCGTCTGGTCCTGCGTCTGGTTCGCTCGTTCTGTCCCTGTCTGGGGGTGGTTCGGTGGTGTGCCGTTTCGCTGGGCTTCCGTGCGACTCCTCGCGTTCTGCCGTTGCTGCTGCCGTCCGTGCGGCTGTGTCTTCCGGCTCTCCGGTCTGGTTGCTCGGTGCTCCCGGTCCTTCTGGTCGTGTCGCTCGCGGCTTCTTCTGCGGCGTCTCCTGCGGCTCTGGTGCGTGTCCCGGTGGGGGTTCCTCCTCCCTGCCGTGGTAGCGTGCCTTGGCGTCTCCTGCCCTTCGGGGTGGGGGGCGTCCCTTTTTTGTGAATCGACCGACTCGACCGACTGTATTATTTTTGTGAGTCGACCGACCTGTACTCGCGCCCTTCGGGACAGCCTCTGGCTGCCCTTTGGTGGTCCTCTGTGGCCTTTCTATAACCTCTTGGCATTGAAGGAGTGAATAATGCCTATTACAATTACAACGACAAACACCTATGTCGATAATCAAATCAAGGTGGCAATTAACGAGCTTACTCGTATTCAGGATATCCTGAAGAAATATGACATGGATCGTGAAGCTGACGCCATGATTGCAGGTGGCGCACCTCGTGACTGGATTCATGGTCATGGTGCAAGGGACATTGACATCTTCTATCATCTGGAAGATGAAAATATGTCTCCATTCTCTAACTCAATTGGAGTGAGGGAACTAGGTGGCTATTCGGATTATGAAGATGCCAATGGGATTGTATCGGTGCATGAGTATAGCACTCGTAATCACACTGCCATTCAACTCATTCGAACCAAGATACCTGTATTGCAGCATATTCGTACACACTTTCCAATGAACATGTGCAAGGTGTGGATGAATGAGGATGGCGATATCGGGTATGATAAGTCATTCGAGTGGGGCTATGAGAACAAGATTATCTATCAGGTGATTCCCGGATGGCACTACAGGTATCTCAACAAGATCCTTGGTAGATACAGGGATTATGGGTTCCTTCCAATGAACTGGGAAACAGCTGAACAGCGTGAGCTTGGTAGGCAAACAGCAAAGGAGCGAAAGCAATGGCTGTAACTATAGAAGAACTTGAAGATGCATGGACGCATGGTCTCTATGCATCTGAGGTAAGTGAAGACCTAGGCTCTCCTGAACGGAGGGCCTACGTCGAATTTCTCCAAGAGAAGTTGGAGAGAGAACTTCAACATGAACTCAGAGACTATGAGTATGCGAATACACTCATGCGTCTCATGAACGGATAGGAGAGTGGTATGTGGATTATTACTCTCTTCATCATAGCCGTAGCCATAGTCATGGGTTTCATTTACTACGAGATAATGAAAGACATGGATAATTGACTCGGCTAGATGGGACAGCCTCCGGCTGCCCTTTGGTGGTTCCGTATAGTGACGGGGAGTCGGAACTGGTATAACCTTACCCATATGCGTCGTTAAACACTGGGCGTGTCCTAGGCATGACATTAAACTGCCTACTGGATTCGTGCGCTGCTGGTGAGCCACATGAATAGGTCAGAGTAAGACTCGCTAAGATCCCAGCAATACACAGCAACGTCCTGAGCATGACATTAAACTGCTCATCTTATTTCGAGGTGGACAATGACAACCCTGAATCCTAATTTCTCTTGTGATCACTGTGGACAACCCGCAATGGTCAAAGAAGATAGCCGACTTTCATGTCCTGAGTGTTGGCTATCAATGCGCCAGCCTACGGCTGTCGTTCGTCGGCCTGTAACTAGGCCTCTTGAAACCCGTGCAGATAGGAGAAAGTAGCATGGCACAAACTCTACTCACCGATGTAGAACTCTTTTGGCTCAAGGTAGATCCGAATTCGCCGGTATCACCGTTCGGAGCACCCCAGTGGGAGGCTCAGGTTCGTGTACCTAAGAAGCGAAAGAAGGAACTTGAACCACTTGTTGGTAATCCTGAGAAGAACATTAAAGATCAGGATAACAACATGGTCTCTGTCAACTTCAAGAAGAAGGCAGTGAACGCCAAGGGCGAGAAGATGCAACCTGTAAGGGTTGTAGATGCCAACAAGAAGCCTATTGAGAACCTTGCTACAATTGGCAATGGCTCCGTAGGTAACGTCATTATTCGTAGCTACGACTATGACGTTGCAGGTAGAAAGGGTACTGCATATGCCCTGGACGCCATCCAGGTCACTAAGCTTGTAGAGTATACAGGTGGTGACTCAGTAGACTTCGATGTAGTCGAAGGACATGATGACTCTTTGTTCTAGTAAATGCTAGAACTCATAGGTCTCATCATATTCCTATATGTATGCTTCAGCATCATGTACGGAATCAAGGAAGGAATCGACTCGTAGCGCGATGAGATAACTCCTTCACTCAAAACGCTCCGGAGAGTACTCTATACGTAGGGTACTCTCCGTTTATTTTTTAGGAAACTACTTTATTTTCCTATGACCGACAAGACACTCGCGGGTAACTTGCAGAATCTCAAGAGTTTTACTACGAGAACCGACAAGGGCAATGCTCTTGAGGGGTAGTTTTGGGTAAAATAGGCACACTTTGGGAATAGTTGCGAGAGGTGTTGTGAAAAATTTAGGTTCTCGCGGGTAATTTGTGAGTGCCTGAGGCTAAACATAAGAACATGAGGAGGCCAGCCTTCGGCT